AACTAGTAAAGTCTAATATTTTCTCCTCTTTTAATGGTTTCACTCACATACTGAGTGGAACCATTTTTATATGGCATGATATCTTGCATATCGTCTAAGAGTATTCCTAGATATCTATTTTTAAGTATAAATATATTTCTTTTTTTATTTTCTTTCTCTTCTTCCCATTCATAGTTTGTTACTGGTTTGATAGCATCCTTTACTTCTACTAATGAATCCTCAAAGTAATCAAAATATGTAGTTGTATATGTTGATGATACATGTAATCCTGCTGGTACTATAACAACACCTTGACTATTAGTTACTTCAGTTGTTTCGTAATGATGGACACTAGAGTATAGGTTTTCGTATGTTTTATATTTTTCTAAAAGTACTCTATCAAAATCATTTTGTGGTAAAGGCCATTCTGTTTGTATGTTTATAATATTGTTAGATAATAATATTACCCAATCCAAATCTGGATTATCATATACATCATAGGCAACATTATCTGGTCTATCGTCTCCTTTTATTTGATATTTTGTAAAGACTGTTACATCCTGAAAAATATCCTCCCTAAGTTTTCCTTTTTTAAAAAGGTTTTTTACTTTAACATAATCAGATATTTTAGACTGAGGGAGTCTACTTATATAATCAAAGTCTGGAACTTGTCTGAAATACTTTTTTTTCATTTTAGTAACCTATACTTGAATCTCCATCATCTGCATAATCATTAGCAAATATTGGCTCGAGTTCTCCGAAGCCCATTGTTAATTCGTATGCTGTCATTACACCATCACGGAAAGTAGAATAGTTTCCATCTGGTGTATAGTTAACATTAAAAGATTGCATTGCACATTCTTTAAATTGGTTAAGGTATTTGTGAGATCTACCTTTATGTAGATACTCAAGTACCCATGTGTAAGGAGCTTGTAAAAATAAACCATTATCTTTCTTTTGAGCTGCCATACCTTGCTTAAAAAACCTAATAACTTTTATTAATGTTTTTGCTTCTTTAGCACTTCTTGGTGAGAACTTAAATGTAAATCCAAAACTACGTAGTTGTGGTCCTCCAAAGAGTAATTCCATATTAGGATTCATCACAGCCCCTTCAGTTCTTGCTAAGTACTGAGCACTATCTGTTCCTGTTGCTGCTTTTATTACTTCTGCTTTAACTGCTTTTTTAATCGCCTCAGTATTATCAGTAATTGCATCTTTAATTCCAGAGAAATCATTTTTTAATGCTTTTGATGCTAAAGCACCTGCAGATGCTTGTGCAGCAGTCATGGTTTGTTCACCCCAGTTAACTGAGTTTGAGTCAGAGATGCCACCAGGAATAGGAAGTACACAAGTTCCCTTAATCATTTTATCAGTAATACCAGCTTTAGAAGTTAGTCCTGATAGATTGGTTCCACTAACATCAAATGTTCTTGGTCTAAATTCTACCATTTTAAATTTTATTACATCTTGATCATCTGATCTTAGTGCTTCTGGAAAAACTAGATTACCATGACTTCTTCTATTTCTAGTTCCCCCTCTTGATCCAAACATTCCAAAAACTGCATCAAGAGCTGCTGCTGATCCAGCTTCTATCGGGGTGGATGAGTCTCCTGTATCATCTCCAGTTGTTGCTTTATTAGGCCACAATAATTTTAATGTGTTTGCTGTTGCTTCAGAAGGATCTACTCCTAATGCTTGTTGTGATTTATTTGCTACGATTGTTGCTGATTCTTTTACTGATTTTATTCCTTCAGGACTTGAGAAAAAATCTCCTTCACTACTACTAGTTCCTGATCCATCTGTTGGTGTAAATGTTCCTGTTTGAGGGTCAATAGTACCTATAGATCTATCATCTGCTACTGAAGTACTAGGCACAAAAGCACCTTCTACATTAGGATCTGCTACTGTAGTACTCTTAAGAGTTATTTCTCCAGTTACTGAGTCTATTTGTGTGTAGTAAGGAACATTTTGTAGATGTGAGTAAGAAAAATTACCACTATCTCTACTTCCGTATATCGTCATTCTATGAGGTTTTTATTTATTTAGGATAAATTTTCCATATGGTATTGCCATTAGATCATCAAGTTCATTATATTGAACAATATATAATTGTCCTGCTAACTCTTGCCATGTATAATTTCTAGATTGTCTCCAATGAAAGTTGATACCTTTAAACCCCCATTTCTCTAATGAAGTACATGCAATGAGTGGGTGTTGATCATATGCTTTACCAGGAGTCTTAGCATTATATACAAAGGTATAGAACTTTCCTACTTCGGGTATGGGTGTCACAGTATCATTTAATAACTCCATTATTTCTAGCATCATTTCTTCAGGGTCATCGGTTCTGAGGTTTATATCATTACCTACTATCCTGTTTATATTTTGATCAAATTCTGGATCAAATACAAATTCTTTACCAGGAGTATTTGTCATGATCGTAATCCTAGTTCTCGTTCTGTTATAATCTTAAATTCAACTCCATGATCTTTACACCATTCATTTGCTGCTACCCATTTTGCTTGGTTAACAGCATAGGTTTTACATTCGTACATGTATGATTTAGTCACGTTCTTTCTTTTCTTTGGTGGTTTTGTTTGCTTAAAAGGTTTGACTTCTATTACATATGTTTTAACCTTACCTGTGTTCTCTTTTACTTTCATAATAAAGTCGGGATAATATCTTCTTGCTTTTCCATCAGGAGCACGGTAGGGTATAAAGAATTCTTCACTTCCCCACTCTACAATGTTTTCATTTAGATCACAGTAGTTACAAAACTTTTCTTCCCAAGAACTACGACAGATAATATTGTTGACATTACCTTTATATTTTCTTGGATTTGATGGTCTATAAAGACTTTTCTTACTCTCAGCCATTATACATATTATATAAGGTAAAAAATTATTTATAGATGGCTAGACCCAAGTCAGTTTCACAGATCAAGAGTAATCTTCTTAGACCAGCAACTACGTCTCATTTTGAGGTTCAGATTCCTGTACCTACTAATCTGAGAGGAATACTGGGAACTAATCAGGATAAGTTAAACTTAATGTGTTCCGAAGCAAGTCTTCCAGGTTCTTCTCTTGCAACTACTGAGATACAGAATACATTTCATGGGGTAACTGAGAGACATGCTTATAGAAGAATATATGATGATAGAATTGATTTAACTTTTTATGTAGATGCTGAAAATTATACTCCTATTAGATTTTTTGAGAATTGGATATCATATATTGTAGGAGAAACTGATAGGGATGATATGAGAAATACAAATTATTTTTATAGGAGTGAATATCCTGATGATTATGCTGCTAATCAAGGATTAAAAGTTATAAAGTTTGAGAGAGATTATGGTAGATCTATACAGTATGAATTTGTTAGAGCATATCCTTTAGCAATAACATCTATGCCAGTTAGTTATGAAGGATCTAGTTTAATGACATGTAATGTATCGATGACATATATTAGGTATATTGCAAGACCTATTCATACTAGTGGTATTAATATACCAACACCATCACAACAGGCAGGATTTAATATTGGAGGATTTCTTGGTGGTGTAGCAGCTACTTTAGTTGATAGTGTTGTTGATAATGTAACTGGTAATGATGCATTAGGAGATCTTGCTGGAAATGTTGTAGGAGTAAATGTTGCAAATACGATTAATAATTAATCTATATAAACCCCTATAAATAAAGTACACTGAATTGTATTAGGATATTATGCCTTTACCAAAAATTGCGACTCCGACCTATGAGTTGGAGCTACCATCTTCTGGAGAGTCAATTAAATACAGACCTTTCCTTGTAAAAGAGGAAAAGGTTTTGGTAATTGCCTTAGAAAGTGAAGACAATAAACAGATCACAAATGCTATTAAAGCAGTATTAAAGAGTTGTGTTCTTACAAAAGGAATTAAAGTAGAGAAACTTCCTACTTTTGATATTGAATTTTTATTTCTCAACATCAGAGGTAAGTCTGTTGGAGAAGAGATAGAAGTTAATATTATTTGTCCTGATGATGAGAAAACTCAAGTTCCTGTTACTATTAACTTAGATGATATAGAAGTTCAGAAGAATGATGATCATACTAATAGGATACAAATAGATGAAAACATTATGATGGAGATGGCTTATCCTTCATTGGATCAGTTCATTAAAAATAACTTTGATTTTGATGAGAAGAATGCAATGGCACAATCATTTGAGTTGATTGCATCTTGTATTGATAAGATCTATACCGAGGAGGAGGTATGGGCAGCTACTGACTGTACTAAGAAGGAGATGAGTGAGTTTCTTGAGTCAATGAATTCTACTCAGTTTAAAGAGATTGAGAAGTTCTTTGAGACTATGCCTAAATTATCTCATGCAATTACTGTTACTAATCCTAAAACTAAGAAGAAAAGTGAAGTGGTACTTGAGGGATTAGCATCTTTTTTCGGGTAGCAATGGTGCATATGAATCTAGAGAATTACTTTAGATTAAATTTTGCTTTGATGCAGTACCATAAATATAGTTTGACAGAGATTGAGAACATGATGCCTTGGGAACGAGACATTTATGTGGGACTTCTTCAACAACATTTAGAAGAAGAAAAACTAAAGCAACAGCAATCTAATGCCTAGTAAGAACACAAATATAATAGGGCAATTAAGGGGGAAGCATGACCCTCACTATAAGCTGGCGGGTAGAGTTGATAATATTGAAAAAGAGTTATTAAGTTTACCAAAGATACATTCTACTTTAAGTAAGTCTTTTGGGTTACAAAGGAAAACTTTACGTCGAGTGATTGGATTAGAGTCCTTGCAATCTTCACTCCTCTTTCGAGTGATTGGATTGGAGGAGATAATCACTGGTACATGGGGAGACGATAGAGACCGTAAAGGAGATCCGAAGGGAGATCCGAAGGGAGATCCGAAGAAACCACTAGGTAGGACAGGGCCAGACCCAAAGAAACCAAGGCATAAGAAACCAAAAAGAGGTAGAAGAGGTGCAAGAGGTAGGTCTGGTAGACCTGGTGTAGATGGTAGAGGTAGTGGATCATATACTGATGGTGCTCGTAGAATAGGAACTTTAGATGGTGCTGATGGTGCTCCAGGAGCAAGTGGTATTGGTTCTCCTGGATTAGATGGAGTTGCTGGTGGTACTGGTGGATATGGTCCAGGAGGTTTAGATGGACTGGATGGTATAAGTGGTGCTGATGGATTAGGAGGTGCTCGTGGTGCAGATGGTTTTGGTGCAGATGGATTAGGTGGTGCTGCTGGTGCTGATGGATTAGGTGGTGCTGCTGGTGCTGACGGATTAGGTGGTGCTGCTGGTGCTGATGGTTTTGGTGTCGATGGATTAAGTGGTGCTGCAGGTGCTGCAGGTGCTGATGGATATGGTTTTGGTGTTGATGGTGCTGCAGGTGCTTCAGGTTTAGGTGGTGCTGATGGTTTTGGTATTGATGGTGCTGCAGGAGCAAGTGGTGCTGATGGATATGGATATGGTGTTGATGGTGCTGCAGGTGCTGCAGGTGCTGCTGGTAGACCTGTTTCTATATTGGATGGTCCTGGTGCTTTTGATGGAGGTAGAGGATTTAGAAGGACAAGAATAAATACTGAGAATTTTAAAACGGGTACTCCATATACAAAAACTGATGCATATGCAGAAGATGTTCATGGTATTACATCTGATGGAAAACAATTAAGTAAAGAAGAGAGGAAGAGAAGATTTCTAGAAAGAAGAGGGAAAAAGATAACTGCAAAAAACTTTAAGAAAGGTACATCAGCAGCAGGGGCAGAGAAAGTTGCTGCTGATACCACAGGTGTTAGTGATCTTGTAACTGTTGATAAACAAAAAGATTTAGCTTCTGGTGTAACACCACCTGATCAACAAGATGCTGCTGCAGTAGGAGAAACAGGAGGAGAAGATAATAAAGCACAGAAAATATTATCAGGAATTACTGGTCCTATATCTGTTATTGCAGATACCGTAGATTCCATCTATAAGACTTTACAAGATCAATTTAAAGTACAGGAAGATACTAAAGAAGATTCTAGAATAAAAACTGAAGAGAAAGAAGTAAAGGCACAGGAAAAAAGTTTAGAAAAGAAAGGAGGTAAAGGTTTAGGTGGTAAAATAAAAGATACTACAGCCAAAGTATTCAAGCCTTTTACTGGTATTCTTGATAGAATTAAGCAATTCTTTATGGCAATCTTGGCGGGTAAAGTTCTTATGCCATTATTGGATTGGTTTGGTGATCCAGCAAATTCAGATAAAGTTAGTAGTCTATTCAGATTTGTAAAGGATTGGTGGCCTGTATTGGTTGCAGGACTTATTGCATTCTTAGGACCTTCTGTAACATCTTTGGTTGGAGTAGTTGCATTATTGATGTGGGGTGTCCCTAAGATCGTTGATGCAGTAAAATGGGTATTGAATCTACCCAGTATGATAGGGAAATTATTAACGGGTGGAGGTAAAGATTTAGATAAAGCAGGAGATGATGCAGTTGCTGGTATAGAAAAGGATACAGATTCTAAGATACCTGGACAAGATCCAAAGGTAGAACAGCAAGCAGATCAAAAGGGACAAGCACAGCAACAACAAGCACAAACAGGAGGACAAGGACAAGGACAACAACAGCAGCAGACAGTACAACCTACTCAGAAATTATTTGGTGGCGGTAAAGTTGATAAGTATGAAGATGGTGGTAAGGTAAAAGATAAGAAAGAGGATAGAGGTGGTGAAGTAAAGGGACCAAAGGGTAAGGATAGAGTTCCTGCTATGCTCACTGATGGTGAGTTTGTAATGAGTAAAGGTGCTGTACAAGAATATGGTGCTGATACTCTTGCTGGTATGAATGCTGCAGCAGGTGGAACTAATAAACCAGATATGATAAAAGTTCCACACTTCTCAGGTGGAGGTATGGTAGGTGACACTCCTCCAGAACCAGCAAATGTATCTTCAGGATCTGATGGTGCTTCGGGATCTGATGGTGTTTCGGGTGCTTCAGGATCTGATGGTGCTTCGGGATCTGATGGTGTTTCGGGTGCTTCGGGATCTGATGGTGCTTCAGGATCTGATGGATCTGGTGGTGAATCTGGTAAGGATGGTAAAAGTGGTGGTATCTTAGGTAAGATATGGGGTGCTGCACAGAAACTTCTTAGTCCTCAGATACGTATAATGATGAAGTTGATTGGTGGTGTGAAAGGTATGATCACTAATATTGCTATGAATACTATTAAGAAGTTAACTGGTGGTATACCTAAGAAGAAACATATTAAATTGCATAATTCTTATGCTCTTAAGGGACATACTCATCCTAATTTAGGACCAGCATCGGGTGGAGAAGCAGGTAAACCAAGAGGACTAGGTGGAATGTTGGCAGGTGCTGCTGATGCTGTTACTGGTGGTTGGTTTGATTTTGATGGTAAAGGTGGTGGTGGAGCAGATCTTATTGATAAAGCAAAGGCAAAGATATCACAGGTACAAAAGGGTGTTGCGAATATTGCTCCTCCTGCATCAAATGATTCTAAAGTAACTGTTATTCAGCAAGGTGGAGGAGGATCTACTCCACCTCCTGAACCTGGTGGATCAAAAATTCCTGATTTCCCTGCTGTTTATCCAGCAAGGAAGTCTACTAAGCAGAAATTATTGGGGATAACGGTATAATATGGCTTGGGCAGCACTAGGTAAAAAATTAGCGACTGGAGCAGTCAAGGGTAAGGCAAAGAAGATTGCCACTGATAAGTTATTGAATAGAAAGAAAAAGGCTCGTGCCAAAAGACCATCGTTAGATGAACTTATTGCAGAGGTTAGAGGTAGTGGTCCTGAAGCTGACCAAGCAAAAGGTGGAGCACTTGTTGTTCGACCTACTACTTCTTTAGTTCCTTCTCCTGGTGGTGCAATTCAGAAACATACTGGTGTAGACGGTGAGTATGGTAGTGTAGAAGATAATATTATCAGAATTAAATCAAAGGTTGTTGCAATAGATGGTATATTAAAAGGTACTCTTGCTGCAGAGAAAGCACGGAAAGCAGATGCACATGCAGCACAAGAAGCAGCAGAACAAGCAGCAGCAGAAAATAAATTAGAAGCAAAACCAAAGAAAAAGAAAAAAGGAATGAAGTTGAAAGCACCCAAACAAGTTATGGGTCTTTGGGAAAGGTTAAAAACATTCTTTACTACTATTGTGTTTGGTTATGTTGGAATGCAATTGCTTCCTTTATTACCAAAGTTGATTCCTCTTGCTGAAGGTCTTTTGGGTATTGTAGATAAGATTATATGGGTTGCTGGTAAACTTCTTGATTTTGCAGTGACCTTTATTGATTGGGGTTATAAACTTTATGATATGGGAATGGGTCTCATCAAGAATCTTGTTGGTGAAAAGGGTGCTAAGTTAATTGAAGACCTTATGGGTCACTTAAATACTCTTATCAATGGATTTCTTGTATGGAAGATAGTTGGTGAGAAAATATTTAAGGCAATTGTTGCTCATATAAAAAGAGTCTTTAGAATAGCAAAGATAATATTCAAGAAGGTAACAAAGTTTGCTAAGAATATTATTAAGAATGCTCTTAATTTTGCAAAGAATATAGCACAGAGGGTTGGTAAAAACCTGATGAAGATACCAGGTGTTAAGAATGTGGTATCTAATGTTGCTAAGACAACAGGTAATATACTTGGTAAGGGTGCTAAGTTATTAAGTAAGGGTAAAGGATTACTTGGTAAGGCTGGTGGTATATTTAAGGTTGGAGGTAAAGCAGCAGCAGGTAAGGTAGGAGGAATTGCTGGTAAGATATTTGGTAAGGCAGCTAAGTTCATTGCTCCTGCTATTAAGGGTGCAATGCCAGCAGTAAAAGGATTCCTTGGAAGGATTCCTATCATGGGACCCCTTATCGTAGGTATTGTATCTCTCTTAACAGGAGATCCTCCAGGTAAGGCTATCTTTAAGGCACTTGGTGCAGCATTAGGTGGAGCACTTGGAACCTTTATACCTATTCCTGTTCTTGGTACACTGATTGGTGAAACAATTGGTGTGTTTGTTGGTGAGTTATTATATTATCTGATTATAAAACGAGATCCTAAAGCAGCATTTCAGTTCCTGAAAGATAGCTTTATGAAGATCTTTAATGTAGGAAAGAATATATTCCTATTCTTTAAGGATGGATTTAGTAGGTTTATTACTACCTTCCCAATGGTGAAGTTCCCTGCTCAGAGTATTGGGCATTATATGTATAAGTTCCTGTCTATCAATCCTATCTACAAAGGGATGATGGATTTTGAGGTTCCTGGTTGGAGGGTTATACCTAAATGGATTCGTGGATTCTCATTAAAGAAATTACTAAGTTCTCTTCCCAGTATTCCTGAGATATTAGGAACTATATTTAATTTGCATCCATTGCTAAAAGGTTTGGTTAAGGATGGTAAGGTAGAAGGGTTCCCTGCAATATGGCAGTTAATGAATCCTGTCTTTATGATTAAGCATCTGAAGGAATCATTCTTCCCATCTAGTGGTGGACCAAGTAAACCTGCTACAGAACAATCTCAATCTGTTTCAGAGGTGGGTGAACCTAAAAAAGAAAAGAAGAAGAAAGAAGATCCTGTAAAGAAAGAGAAGAGAAGATTGAAAGAATTATATAAGAAGAAGGTTGATAAACTTCATACTTCTATAACTGATTTTGTTACTGGTGTAGGTGAAGCAATGAAGATTCCTTTAGTTGAGGAGGAACCAGATTCACCTAAATTACAAGTTGGTGATGCTACTAGTAAGAATGCAAGTGCATCTAATGAAAAGATATCTTCTGTAAGTTCTCATGCTTCATATGAAGAAGGTGCTGGAACAACTGTTATTGTTCAGGATAGTGGTTCTGCATCTACACCACCTCCAAAGAAAGAGGAGTTGGTTCTTAGTTCATCTGGAGGAAGTGGAGATGATCCATATGAGTCTCTTGATCAGTTTGGTTAAATATAAGTAGGGTATTATAAAAAATGACCGAGAAAATACTTTCAGCTGGTGCAGAACCTTCTTTCATTAAAGAGGTTACAATTACTTCTAATAAGACTGGTGACGTTGTAGATATTTCACCTGGAATTTCTATGCTTATGTATTTTGAGAGTATATTACAAGATACTCTTAGAATGACTATACGATTTGTTGATTCTGGAGATTCTGTTGATGGTAAAACTGTAAGAGAAGGATTACCTCTGGTCGGACAGGAAAGAGTTACTATAAAATTTGAGGATAGTAATGAAGTATCAATTGGTGATAGTCCAGAGTTGGTTATGTATGTTAATAAAGTAACACCAATAGAAAATGATACTAGTAATGAATTGATACAAATAGAATTAGTATCTAAGGAGTTTATATTAAATGAGAAGTTAAGAATTAATACTAGATTTGATGGTAAGATATCTGATCACATTACAGCAATCTTAAAAGATGATGATAAGTATCTTGCTACTGAAAAAGAAATATTCGTTGATAATGTCCAAAATAATTTTAATTTTATAGGTAATAATAAGAAACCATTCTTTATGGTGAATGCATTATCAAAGAAATCTATACCAGAGGGTCAACCTGATGCAACTGGGGGTGTGGGAGGATCTGCAGGGTTCTTTTTCTATGAAACATCTGAGGGATTTTATTTTAAATCATTAGATGCTATATTAGATCCTACTAAAAACCAAAAGAAAAAATCTATAATTTATAATAATACTCCTGACTCTAAAGGTCTTAATATGCCTGAAGGATATGATATGAAGGCATTAGAATATGAATTAGATAATCGTATTAATGTACAGGAAAAATTAAAGTTGGGTGCATATGATAGTAAGATAATTTTATTTGATCCTTTTGATTGTTTTTATCAAGTAGTTACTGATAAAGCATCAGATAAGAGTACTGAACAGTCTGCAGGTAGAGAGTTACCTGTATTAAATCCAGAGTTCACGGATGATCCAAGATTTAATGGTTTTAATAAAAATTTTACTAGGACTACTTATTGTATAGTTGATCGTGGATCATTACCTTCAGGAGATACCTCTGAACAAATTGATAAGAATGAAGAAGAAAATTTTGAGTATCTCAAGATAACTAATCAATCAATTAGGAGATACAATCAATTCTACTCATCAAAAGTCACGATTACCTTACCTGGAGACTTTTCATTACATGTAGGAGATGCTATATTTGTAGATGTTCCTGGACTTACTAAAGATAAGGATACAGGAGATAAAGATCAGCAGTCTGGTGGAATATATATTATAGCGGATTTATGCCACTATATGACCCCAGAAAATACCTATACTAAATTAAATTTAGTAAGGGATACTGTTGGTCGAAAGGGTACAGCAAGCTAATCTTAGGAGAAAACACCTATGACTATTAAACACGATTTAGATCACGAAGTTTACATTGATCCTAAAGATGGTAAGGAGCATACTAATCATGGTATGCATGAATATACTAAAGAAGATTTAGAAAACTCTCATGCTTATTATGAAGAGTATCATAAGGATGATGTAGTTGATCCTAATGATGCTAAGATTAATGATTATCATACACGTCATGAAGATCAACACTTAGAGATCTATTGTGATAATCATCCAGATGCAGATGAATGTAAGGTATACGACGATTAACCTATGGATATCGGAGGATCGTTATTTAATTCAGGATTTTTAGGTGCTGATTTCTTCTGGTGGGTCGGTCAGATTGCTGACGACTCCACTTGGAGAGATAATATTAAGGCAGGTAAATATACAAATAGAGAGGATGTTCCTGGATGGGGAAGACGATATAAGGTAAGGATTATAGGTCTTCATGATAAAGAAGAAGAATCTGTTGCATCTGAACAGTTACCTTGGGCACAGATAATGTATCCAGTTACTGCTGGTGGAGGTCAGAGTGGTGCTTTCCAGACCGCAAACCTTCGCCAGGGTATGTTTGTATTTGGATTCTTTCTTGATGGTAAGGAGCAAGCTGTTCCTGTTATTATGGGAGTTCTTGGTAATAATTCTCAGACAAAACTAACACAAGATATTGGTTCGACAGGAACTAACTTTGCTCCTACGAGTGGATATTCTGAAGGTACTGTTCCTAAGAAAGGAACTTCCAGAGAAACCGTTCCTGAAACTGATTTAGTTGTAGATAAACCAAAGACTAAAGAAGATGCAAGTGAAGCTGCATCTTTGAATAATTCTGGGGCACAGAATCAATTTGGATTACCTGCTAATAAGCAAATAACTGATGCACAAAGAGCTGACATTCAAGCTGCAGAAGAAGTTGCTTCGAAGCCTGTATCTGAAGGTGGTATGGGGTTAGATAAAAATGATCCAGCACAGAAAGAAGAGATGATTGAATATATTAAGAAAGAAGTTAAGAAAGGAATGGATAATAGGGTTAGAAATGCAAATTCAGCTACAGCTCCATCAGAACCAGGAGCAACTAGAGAAACTATAGATGGTGTTCATTTAACACCTGCTTCTGATGTTATAAGAGAAGATTTATATAGAAAACCTATACCTGTAATGAAACCTGATGATCTTGTTGGATCTGCAATGAAATCCATGCAGATTGTTATTGATAATCTTACTCAAGATATTGATAAGTACACAAGTGCAATGGCAGATGGTGGGTATATTGATGCTGTTTCTATGAATAAGAATCTACTCAACTTAAAAGCTACTCAAGCAAATGCCGCATGTGAAGTGTCAAAATATATGAAGATTATTATGGATAAGATGATGGAGTATGTTACCAAGACTTTAAATAAAGAATTAGCGGAAAAGGTTGCACAGATGCCATCTAGTCAAAGGTGGATGATGGCAGATATGAAAGAGATTACAGGTATGCAGACACTACAAAATTATAATCAGATTACTGATAATATGTGTGGAACAATTGAAAAAGTTTTGGAGGATAGTATAGGTACTAGTCGCATACAAGAAGAGTTTGGAGGAGTAGTTCAAAGGTTTATAAACCAAAGTATATCAGATGAAACTGGATTAGATGCCTTATCACAAGAAGATAAGGATATAATTAATGCTCAAAATGTACTTGAGAATTATGAACAATCCTTAGATGAACAAGGTCTATATGATGTTTCTACAGTGACTCAGGAATATCTGGATCAAGTTGAACAAGCAGCACAAACTTCTGAGAATAATAAAATAAAGAAACCTAAAGTTCCTACATGTTATGCGGAAGAATTGGCTGCGAAAATTATCAGAAGTAATAAAAGATTAATTGATAAAGCAAATGATAATGTTGTTAGGAGTATTAATTATTTTATGAGTGATATGCAGAAGATGTTAACTGAGACTGGTGCAACTGAAACTGGTGATTCAAGTGTTAGTGGTCAAATTATGGGAATTACTGATGAAGAGGTATTTGATAAAACTAGAGGTGGTAGTGCATATATTACTGCAACATCTGTTCCAACTGCTATCTTTGGAAATATTAATCCTGGAATTACTACAAGTAAGGGTAAGGGATGTATTGTTAATATTAAAGTAGATGTTGGCGGTCTTTGTGGAAAGGGTGCTGTACAAGCTGAACAATATACATGGAATTTTAGAGGATCAAATTATGTTAATGGTAATCAACCAGGAACTATTTGTGACACTAGTGGTGCTGGAACTGGTATGGTAATTAACATGACTGTTGCTGCAGGTGAAATCCAAACAGTTCAGGTTCATACTATGGGTACTGGATATAAAGTAGGAGATATTATCTATCCTCATATGCAAGGAGGACAAGGATCTATTGCTGGTAATGGTAGTTTTACATTAACTGGGGTACAAGGTCCAATTAATGCTGGTGGTATTGAGATCATTAAGAGAGGTGCTGATTATAATGATGGTGATGTATTGTTTGTTGATCAGGATAATTATGGAGTCAAGTCAGATGATGCATTATTTACTATTACATCTACTAGTGTTAAAATTAAAAAGCAACTATCAGGTACTGGTCAATCTTTAGATGATATATTGGGATCTCTTGATGGTCTTAGTGGTAATATAACTGAGGCTTTACAGTTTAAAAATGTTACTGCTAATGTATTTCCATTTGAGTTGCCTCCTAATGAAGCAGTTTCTGATCTTTATAAATTCGGAACAGGTGGTGCTTCCAAACCAGATTCTCAATTACCTAGTGTCAAAGGTCTTGCTGATAAGATTGATAACGTTACTGAAACATTAGGTGAACCTGGAATACCATTTATACAACCAAGTATAGGTGAGGAAACGTTAGAATATGATAATGCAAAGCAGACTGTTCTTGCTAATCAACCTTAATCATACCCTATAAATACCTAATATAATATAAATTATAAATGGCTGGAATTGCTGCAACACAATTTGATATCTTTGGAGCTGCCTCTCAGACTGACATCAAGGTTGGGTATATTTCTAGTGTTCGGGGATATGTTCAGAATGTAAGTTTATGTGAAGCAAATGATTATGAAAAAGAGAATCCAGGAACATCATTTATTTTTAGAACAAGAGATAAAGTAGAATATCTTGGTATAGAACAAGTAAATAAATTACAACCATCTGATCTTAGTCCAAAAGAGAAACATTTTGACGATCCAGATGCAGATGGTATGAATGAAGAGGGTTACGTAGATCAGGGATGTAAAATAGAGATGGAGCACACCTGTGATCCAACTCCTTTTTCAGAATTTCATGGTGGAGGTGGTGTCGGTGCATTTGCTAATCCAGTAATTGGAGAAGATGGTGGTTTATTATCATTAGATATTACTCATCCTGGTTATGGGTATCAGTACCCACCTAAAGTAGAAGTAAAAGATGAATGTGGTATAGGTGCTGGTGCAGTAGCTCGTGTTAGAGTATCTGATGGTGATAATTGTGTAGAGCAATGGATACATTATACTGATGATATGGATGAAAATGTCCCAGAAGTGTGTGCCGATACTAGTATTCCTTATGGTACTGTTTGGGGTGTTGATGGACAAAATACTGGAGTATGGGATCCTGAAAAATATACTAGGTATGCAGCAGATCCAGCACTTTCAGAAATTGATAAGTACATTGAGTCTCTTAAAAATTTACAGAATCCTTGGTGGACATCAAAAGATCAATTAAATTTACAGAAGATAACTAAGTCTTCCACAGGTGAAGTTACTAATGTTGGTTATGCTGTCAGTACTACTGATTGGTCTGATTTTATGAATCTTTATGGAGTTTCTCCAGTACCACCATCAGATGAACCTGGATCAGCATTTGGTGGAGAAACTTTTGATTTCGAATGGAATGTAGATTTTCCTTGGGGTGGTGAGTATATCTTTAGGGGGTTGTATGATGGTCAAGTTGGGTTTGGTGACCTCTTTATTGATAATCAAAAGGTAGGAACATTAAATGCTTCTAATGGATTATCTGAACCAATAAAATATGAAGTTGGTATTGCTACTTCTAAATTAGTTAGTTTTAAACTTCATAATAATGCAACTACAAAGAAACAACCTATACAACCAGAGAAAAAAATTGTTAATAGAGAAGCAGGTGGAAAATTTATAAAGGAAGGTAATAATTATTTCTATAAAGTAGGAGGAAATGATCTTGTTGATATAGATTTTGAATTTTTCTGGGATAAAAGTATTGGATTACCTGGACCACCACCTCCACCTGATGTAGAACAAGCTAGTTTCTGGGTTTATACTTCTGGTGGTCGTGATGGATTAAAGTTTACATTTACAGCAGTAGATGGATCACATAGTTTCGAAATAAAATCAGAGGATTTTGAAGATCATGCAGCAGCAAAGGAAATAAAGGTTATTGTTAAAACTAATATAGATTATAATGTAGTATCAAGTAGAAGGAGTGGTACGACTGAGCAAGGATGTCTTGATCAAAGAACTTTTGGAAGTAGAGGAACAGAAAAAGACAGTGGACAAAGTAAATGTATTTTTTGTGATAAGGTTGGTTCTAGAGACGATGATGATGATTTACAAGTCAAAACCACAAATGTATCAGGAGTTTTTACTGCAGGTGCTGCAATATCATCTGGCTCAAGTAGCCATGATAGTTTCGCAATAACTTATAAGTTAAGTAATATACCTGTAGATAATAGACCTAAAGAAAGACCTGCTATTACTAGACTTACGTTACAAACAGAGAAAGATCCATTAGTATTTGAGGTTCCTAAAACAGATCGTCAACCAGCGAATACTGGTGGTGGGCAAAAAGCTTGGGTTAATGTTAATGTTTTTCCTGGGGTTTATCCATCTAACACAGACGTTCTGGCAGATAGATGGAATAGTGGTGAATGGACTATTAATATAACAACCGCAGGAGATTATACAATTGAGGCTAGTGCTGATGATAGAGTTCAGCTTTTCTGGGATGATAATAAAGTTATTAGTCGCACTAGAGGTAGAACTGTAACAATTAGGAATGTTCCTGTAGGTATTCATAAGTTAAGAGGTGAAGTTTGGAATAAAGGTAAGTATGGATCTAATTTTAGTAGAAATCCTGGTTACTTAAGGTGGTTTTTAAGAGATGCTGCTGGTACTCTTATTGCTCATAGTCGTAACCCATTTGGTGGAGCTAGTCTTTCAAACAATCTTGGTAGGGGTGGTAAAGATTGGAAACAAAAAGGTAGTATTAAAAAGAAAGGTAATTTTAAGAATGGTAGAAAGTATAGAGTAACATTTGATAGACTTCCTTATACTAATGTTCCTCTTATTGGTGACACTGGACCTTCTGCTGAAGAAAATGATCAGTTGATTGATTTCTTTGATAAGGGTGTAAGAGATGGTAATACATTAAGGATTATTACTCCTAAGAATGTAACTTTTGCTGCAAGAAATGCTTATCAATTATCAAAAGGTGATACTATAGTTGTCTATGATCAGAATGTAAAGACCGCACCACAGACTATATTTAATACTCTACAATGGATTGGTAAAGCAAATAGAAGATTATGGAAAACTACTAATAAGGGTGGACTCTTAGGTAAGTATGGTATCGCTCCTTTTGATACTGCATTGGCTCTTCCTAACATGCCTTATCCAGGTGATCATGAAATTATATGGGCAAATGTTAACTTCCCTGTTACTACGAATTATAATATAAAAGTTCATGTTGATGATAATGTAGAAATATCGATAGGGGATCAAGTTACCTTTACTAAAATAGGATTTACTCATGGAAAAGATGCGACTACTTATGATAGTTTTGGAGATGCAGTTGAGGCAGTTGGTAAAGGAAAGTTTGGACATACTGGTGAAACAACTCATACTTATTACATAAAGGCAGGAACCTATCCTATTAGTGTAAAACTACATCAGATTCCTGGTGGTAGATGGCCAACAACTAACCCAATGGCATTGGCGATTGATATACAAGCAGAAGTAGCATATAAAACAATTGCAGATCCTAAGAGTTGGAATGAAAATCCAATGGGAGTTGCTTTATCAATTGAAGCACCTACACCTGCACCACCTCCAG